AAAATGCGGGTAATGGCATATGTTGTTACTAATATATTAATATACTCGCCTATTTTAACGAATTTATTGGCTCTTAGCAATATCAAGCGATGCTGGATCTATGTCACTATTGATATTTTTACCGTCAATTTGTGTAGATGTTCCAGTCTTTTTAAACTCGTCTAATAACCTACCAGTATAACTAAACTCTCCATGATGAGATATGTATTCATCTACTAAAGCATACATTTTTATACCTGCATGTTTTGCTAATTTACAGAAGTAAAAATCTTCACCTGTATATGTTTTAGCTTTAGGATCCCAATATGTGTCAAAGAAATTATACATATGTTCTCTTGTTACTAACTTACCATCAATTAATGTATGTTGATTTATAATAAACTCTGGATATTCTTTTATTAAAGCTTCTATAACAGATCTTTTAATTAACATACAACCTGCAGGACCTCTTTCAACTTCTATAAAACCATTTTCAACTTTTACATTATTTGGATCTGGAACGGACATTGTATATTGATTACCTAAGAGTCTTCCGTCTAAGGTAGATCCTTCTTGAATTCTTAATTTTATTTTATCAAAGTCTAATCCTTTAATTGGATATGGAACTAAACAAATGTCTTTGTCATAGTTTATCATTTTCTCAATCATTTTGTAATTAAAAGATATATCTGAATCTATAAATAATAAATGAGTAGCTTTTGTTCCCATAAAACCAGACACACAAAGCTGTCTTCCTTGTGTAACTAAACTACTTTTCATAACCTGAAACATAACAGGTATTTTTCTAACAAAACATTCTTTTTGAAATTCTAAACAAGCTTTAAAATAATGAATAGATACATCTGAATGAACTGGTGTTCCTACAAATAAAGTTATAGGTGCGTTAGATGCCATTTAAAAATCTCTCCCAATAAGTCTTTATTACATTCCAATGATAGAATTGTCTATAGTACTGCATTTGAAATTTCATAACATCTGTATTAATTGAATTCATAAAATCAGGTAACATATCAATAGCCCCTGCAAATTGTTTAGCTAATGCTTCTTTATCTTTTAAATATGGTACATAAATTGGAAATTCAGCACAGGTCTCATACAAAGCTCCAAGGTCCGTGGTTACTGCTACAAGGCCACAGGCTAACGATTCCATGGCTGCTAAACAAAAAGTTTCTTCAAATGTAGATGGATGAACATAACAATCATATGTATGAAGTATTTTCATTAACTCTTTATGATTTAAATAACCTTTGTAATTAACATTCTTAATTGTTTTTGCTTTATCATACAAAGCTGTAAATTTATTATCTGATATTTGTTTAAAGGCATCTCCATATATTTGTGTACTTGAATATATATATAGTTCTACTTTATCAGTTTTAATCTGTTCCATAGCAGAAAGTAAAACATCTAATCCACGCCAAGGAGTTGAAGTATAAACAAGCTTTAATTTTTCTTTAGGTTTAAATTCTGTTTTAACTATTAAATCATCATCAAATCCATTTTTAATAACTAATGAGATATCTGTTGGAATATCAAATAGCATTCGATACTTTTCATATGTCCAATGTGAATTGAATACGTACCAATCATATTTTCTATGGTTTAATTTATTTTTAAACCAAGGATATAAATTAGGTTGATCGTAACTATTATGTACCCAAAGTATATTTGTTTTAGTTGGATCTATTTGAGTTTTTTCTGGAATAGAGGTTGTTATCTCAACTTTATTAAGAAGTTCTTTTGATACGTACTTATGTAAGTATTCTAATTGTATTTCGGTACCACCGTATGGATTCATTATTTAGTTTTACCAAATACCGATAAAGAGGCAACTGTTATTTGAACGTCTTGTTGTAAGTCTTCTGCTTTTGTTGGAGTATTAGGATTTGCAACATCTGCATTAAATTCAGCTATTGAATCGTAAGTTTGTCCAGTGCTTTTATTTTTAATAATTTCTACTGCTTTAGCTGGTACAATTGGAACTTCTATTCCATCAATTATTGTAGTTTTCATAAACTATTATTATATACTATTATCGTCTTCCCTGTCCACGATATTCTTTTCTATCTTTTCTTTTATTAGGTCTTTTACTATGTCTTCCAGGTCTTTTTTTATTAGTAAACTTAATAAAAGAACCTGAACCATTACTTATTTTTCTAGCCATTTTGATTTTTTCTACTTAACACGGCATAAGAAATCTGTCCAGATATAACATTACTAGTATTTACCTGAAAGGTTAAATAATCATTTTCTTCTAGTACTAAAGTATTATGTACAGCATTATCATGAGTATCTGCAGAAATTTTTGTATGATAAATTATAGCACTTCCATTAAGTGTATTTAAGTAAAAATTACAGTCTACAGTGTTATTATGTACATTTGAAACGCTTATTTCTTTTACAATAAATCTTGTAGTAGCATTAACTGTAAGGGTAGTAGTTAAAGCTGTTGTAGTTAATCTGTAAATATCGCTTTTATATTCTATTGTCATTCTGCTCCGCTTCCAAATAAAAACCAGTTAAAAGTTTGTAGATCTTCAAGTAAGTCATTCTGATATGACGTATTTAATTGATTTTGTAAAGTCTCTAATGCCTGATTAATTTGTCTAAAATTATCAACTGTATAAGGATCTTGTGGTTCTGGTATTACTATATTAATTTTTGCCATTATGTTTGTGGGCCACTTCCGCCTCTACCGTCTGGTTGTATATCCACTCTAAATACTCCATAACGCCAGTTATCGTTTAATGCGTCGTTTTCAATTTTAATAGCCGCAAGTCTTCCTCGCGCGCGTGTGTCTATCTTATCTGTAGTTGAAGATATTGTAAATGGGCCAACAGTTGTTAAACCTAAAGCCGTGGTTGAATCTGCGGGATAAGCTTTAAAGAATAAAGTTACTTTGGCATTACCTTCTAAATATTTAAAGTCAGGTATAAATCTTCTAATTTTAATAAAGAATTCACCATCTCCATCTATATCAAGATCAAAATCTCCTGATTTAATAAATGAAGATATAACAAGACTTGTAGTGCTTGTGCTTGTTAAATTAAATACTTCATTAACTCCAATCTCATGATCAAATACATAACTTCCACCAGCACTTATTCCATTAATAGTTGGAGAGGTTGGTGTTTTTGTTGAATCAAATTTTGTTGCTGTTGGGTTGTTAAATACCACTGCATCTTCATAAGTTGTTCTTGCAAGTGTGCCTGTAGACCAAGACTGTTCTCCATAGTTATAAGTAACTACTCTATCTGTTTGATTTGAATCTGCTTTTGAATAGAACCAATTAATCTCTGTATATAAGCTATTGTGTCCAGCAAACACTGTATCTCCTTGTGTAAAATTAATACCTAAATTGTCTCCTCGTGTAGTAAATATAAAATCCTCTACAGAACAAGGTAATGTTTTAACTGTACCATCAAATATAAAAAAGTTACCCGCATCACCCATCCAGAATACAGCTCCATTAACAAACACTGCTGCATGTTGACCAATACATCCACAATTAGATCCAACTTGTCTAATACTAAATGTAAAAGGTGGACCTACAAATTGCATTGTATATGCAGCCTGATCAGTTAAAACTAATATATAATCCTTACCTTTTACAGCAGTAACAATTCTACTACCATTATCTAATCTAAATGTACCCGCTGTATTAGTAGAAGTTGGTTCATATATTTCTATATCTTCTTGATCAGAAAATCTTATAAACATTGGATCAAGTGTTGAAGGCGTACCAATAACTGTTTCAGTTCCAAAATGAACTAAATGTCTATCTCTATCTGATACTCTTGTTAAAACTGTTTTAGTAGGATTACCTGCTATAATAGTTGCACGTGTGTTAACTCCTGCTCCTGCATTAGGATCCCATTCAAAAGTAGGACCATTTTTAATGGTTGCTATTAATATCTCTCCAAAGTTATCTAAAGACCATGATCCTGCATCAATGTCTGTATTTGAAGTTGTTCTAGGTGTATTCCAAGTAGATCTACCCCACAATCCAGCTCCCCATCCAAAACCAAAAGTTGAGATAACAGGTCCTATAATAACATAAGGATTAGTTGTTATTGTTCCACCTGCGGTAACTCCAGTGCCTGTTTCATTTGCAGACATAGTGATAGTAAAAGTTCCTGTTGTGGGTGTTGTTTTTACTTCAAAAGTATTAGTTGTAAAACTTGCTGATGTAAAACTTGTTGTAGGACCGCCTGGTGTTGTAACACTTGAAAACTCTATTAAATCTCCAGGATTTAAACCATGTGTTGTTTTATTAATAGTTACTGTTGCAGAGCCTGTAGTTGATGTATAAGTACAACTTGTAAGGGCTGTTCCTAACGGAGTAATGTCATAAAACTCATCAGCAAAGAGGGCATATAAAACTTTGTTAGTGCCAATAATCTCGTAACGTCTACCAGTTAAATCAATAAAAGAATGAATATCTCTAGCTGCGCCAACTATTATATCTGA